GAGGAATGCACCGGTGAGGGTGAACTTGGGGTTGGTTGCCGAAACGGTGCCTGTGTTGGCTGTCACGCTGACATTTGTTTGTGTGCCCACCAGCGCGTTAAGCGTTGCGTAGGTTTCAGCAGCTGCGTACGACATGTACAACGTGAGCTTGAGGGTGTTCTCGAAGAGGCCCGAAACGTAGACCCTTGATGTACTTCCGAAGGCGGTGGATTCCAGCTCGCCCACAGCAACGTGAAGTTCCGCGCTTCTACATTGATCAGTCAGATCCACGCTGTTTACGGTGACTACTGGATTGGAAAGAAGTGTGCTTGTTGCCACGGTTTATTTCTCCTCTTGAGGTTCGGTCTTAGTTTTATCAGATTTTACGCCTGATTGTGTGATGAATCCGCCAGCCAACAAAGCTTCAACATTGACGCCTTCGTCTGCTGTAAACGGCTGACCAACAACGCCTACACGGTCGCTGGCGATGATGTAGTTGCTCATGCGGTTTGTCCTTCGATGCTGATGGTGAGATCGTATGCGGCAAGTTCTTGACCGCCAATGGTGACATAGGTGGCGCGACCGTCAAGCACAGCCACGTTCTTGGCAAGCAACTTGGAAGCAATGTTGAGTAGGTTGCGAAGGTTTTGTTCGTTGCCGGGGCCGCTGCCGATAATGCGAGCCACGAACGTCATCTTCACAATGTTGAAGTTGAACGCTGTAAACGATGGGGCGTCAAGGAACACGCAAGGTGGATTGATGTTTTGTGGGTTTGTCACCACTCGAAGACCTGTGATCGTGCCAAGAATGGCAGCCAAATCGTCCAGAGTTTCGTTAAACAGGTCTGTGTAAGCCATTAGCCGACCGAGTGGGCACCGAGGCCCAACAGTTGTTTAATGACGGGAGAAAGCCCTACAACGGGCGCTGTGCCCATCTCAGTAAACGAAGCGAACTGGTCAATGGAACCGCGCTGGCGGTAAAGCGCTCCGCCATACATGACGGTTCCCATCTGCACATCAGAACCGGGTACAACAGTAAGGCTGTCAAAGTTGCCTGATTCGGCGCGTCGGCGGTAACAAAACTGGTTTGCAGCCCCTGCACAAGCGTCCAAGAAAGTCGCGTCGCTGGCATATGTGATGCCTACCCAATCAGCGATGTCTTGGCCGTCAATCCATGTGCAAACAGGTGTGTGAGTGACTGTGCCGCCAGAAGCAACAAGATCAACATTGTCACCTGTGCAGGGGTACAAGATTTGCCATTGGATTGGGTTTGCTCCGTTGTATAGGAACTCGCCCTGCTCGTTTACGCCAATGAACTCGTATTCGGGTAAATCCCAAACTGTAAACGTGCCGTTAAACGGTGCACCAACACCGGCGATCGTTATCTGATCGCCGATGTTGATTTCGTGCATCGCTAGCAGTGTTATCACTGCGTAGTTGTCAAGCAGCTGCTTATTTGTGATTTGGTAAACAGCCACTGGCCTTGTCCTTTCGGATTAGGCCTGTGTGATCTTGCGAATCATCTGGCCGTTCGCCTTGAAGGTTGCGAAGTAGCCGAAGATGCTGACAAGGCGTGACAAGGTGCTTGGCTGTTCTACGGAGAGCATGCCGCGCATTTGTTCGTAAACCTCGAAGGCTGTGTTGTGCATGATGATCATGGACTTTGCAGCCAACTTGCTTGATACGACCAACTCGAGACCGAGTGGGTTGACGCCTGTCCATGTGCCCACGTTGTTTTGACCGAGGGCGTTGTAGCCCTGAAGGCCAGTGCCACCCGTGTAGGCGAACAATGGGCGGTTTGTGGTGTCAGCCAACTGGCCAATCTGTGCCCACACGTCTGGCGAAACCATGATGTGTGTTGGCATGCGGTTGGTGGTTGATGAGATGTCAACTGCTGCGTCGTAGAGCGACTTCATGAAGTCGGTTGCTGAGAGGTCCCAGACGCCCGATGAAGTTGCAGCTGCGAGAAGGTTGGTCGCGGTGACGCCTTCGGTTGCAAGCAAGTATTCGCCAGCAAGGTCGTTAATGACGGTGGTGAGGCCATTGGGGTCGGTGAAGTCAATTGATTGGTATGAGAGGTCAATAGATCCGCCCAATGTAATTTTGCTGACCGTATTCGCAGCCACGTTCATTGACTGTGTGGTTACAGCGTTGAGTTCTGCGGCCTGCGTGGCTACTGAAGTGTGCTGTGAAATGGTTGGGCGAACGAATGAGTTGCCACCGGGGTTAGGCATTGCACGTGGTCCCAATGCGTTTACCAATGGGCGAATGAACGCAAGTTCTTGGTAAACAGGGCCGAGCACTGGCACGGAAAGCAAACCGGGCAAGTTGCTTGCGATGGTTTCATCGCCTGCGGCTGCTTCGATTGGGCTTTGGTTGTACTTCTTCCAGTCAATGATTTGACGTTCGGCAGCTGCGCGAACTTCGCCACCTGCGTGGAATGCTGCAAGGTATTCAGACGCGCTAGGGAGACGTGGCTCCTTAGGTGCTGATGCAAACAGCGGTGTAGGGATAACAGCAGCAGGGGCCGAAGCCTCTGCAACTACTTCGGGGGTTGGGGTTTCGGCCACTTCAGTCTCCTGTGTTTCGGGCGTTTCTTCTTGTGTTTCTTCTGGTTCTGCAGATGCTTGCACATCGGTGATGGTAGCACCATCAAACGCAGGTGTGTTAACAACTGAGATTTCATTGAATCGGGCTGCTTGGACGTGCATCACGCCGTCAACCGTTTTCCATTTTGTCGGGGTGATTCCGATACTTACCGAATCGTAAACACCTTCCGACGCAAGCAACATTGTTTCGTTGCCCAGATTTGTGCCAGCCACTTTGGCTGTAAACAAAAGCCCAGAACCGTCTGCAGCTTCGACACGCTCAGTGACGGTGCCAATCGGCTTCTGAGGGTCATGTTCCACCAAAAGTTTGGGGCGCTTGCCGTCAACCGGTAAGGCTCCTGCTTCAATGATGACGCGGCGGCCGTCCGAAACGGTTGCTTCCACGCCGTACGGAACGGCAATACCGCTGATGGTTTTTGCGCCTGATCCGTCTGCTGCTTCAATGCTAAAACCATTGTTTACAAACTCAAGTTGTTTCATGCTGGTTCTCCTTCACTGCCCATTTGGGGCATGTTGGTTGTGGTCATCATGTCGGCAGTGTCATCTTCTTCTGCGCCAATGACTTCCGACAAGTAATCGTCAATGTCAAATTCCACTTTTGTGCCCACTGGCAGGACGTTATTCATTGACAAGGTTTGGGCGATGCAGTCCATGTATGCGCGGGCGGCGAAAAGGTATAACTGTTCTCGAGCGTCTTTGCCGTTTTGGTATTGGTATGAGCCGACATCAATGCCTGCCAAGAATGGTGGAATGTTGGTGATGCGCGCCATTTCAAGTGCTTGGAAGTTTGCGGCCTCCATCAGCATCATGTTTGCAGGGTTGGCTTTGGTCTCTATGTAGTCAAGGTCTTGCGAGATAACAGCGGTTTGGTTGTTTTCGCGCGCGGCGTTAAACGCGGCGCCCAACTGCTGCATTTCGACATCTGTTAACGGCTCGCCACCGGTTATCTTCAATGTTCCAGCAGGAATGGTGCTGGTTGCGTTGCGGAAACGGGCTTTCTCAAGACGAATTGCTGTTTGTACTGATGTCTCGGATTGGTAAACAATGCCCTGAATTGGGCTGATGAATTGCACAAGGTTTTCAGGATCAATGCGTCCACCCTGAAAATAGACCTCGTTTGACGGGGCAAAGAACACTGGGCCTGCCTGATCGCGGTATGTAACCATGCTGGCTGGTAAACGCTGGAAGGAATTGGGGAATCCGTCAGCTGTTCGGCTGTTAATAAACCACGTCGCTTTTCCAAAGAAGAAAAGGTCATCAAATGTCCACGACATAAGCGTGGTGTACGGAATGGTTGGGTCGGGTTGGGCAAGCCAAGTACGCGGGGCAATGTATGTTTGCACCATGTCCTGCTCTGCTTCGTCCCATGATTCCTTGTACATCTGCAACGGTGTCGAAGCAATGACCGAAGCAATCAAGTCTCGAGCACGCGCGATAGTTGGCACCGACATAGCGTTATTACGCAGTACGCCTTCGGAATACGAATAAAAATTGCCGACGCTGTTTGCGCCAATGTTGCCAGCACCGCCAGTCCAATAACCAGATGCAGCTGCAGCAACATGGCCTTCGGATTCGTTTACAGCCTGAATGGTTGCCTTTGTCTTTGATCCGAAAATAGCCATATCAATCCTGAGGATACATCAATTTGAGACCACAAGCGTCGGTTTCTGCCGAGCCATTGGTTTAGAAATAAGACATGCCGCAAACACCATGAGCCTGCACAAAGCAATCGGCCCGGGTGATTTCTGGCTACTCAGCACAGCGCCCTGAGCGGTTTTAACCATGACGGCACGCTGCACATGTTCCTCAAGCATGCGAGAACCCGTGTGCAAAACCTTTCCTTCGAGAATCATTTTCTGGCACAGCGCCGACCATTTCAGAAGCTCGCCATAGCCCACCATGATGTAACGGTGGCGCATGTTCTGAGGCACATGAATCTCAAGCGATGGTGTGACCGCCAACGTGCACTGATGATCAGCCATGTAAACAGCAATCTGTTCCCACATGGCATCTTCAGAATCGCATACGAACGCCACGTCAACAATGACTTGTCCGCCAACCATCGCGGCGCGTACGCCGTAATACGTTGAATCGTCAAGTGACGTATCAACAGCCAAGAACGACGGCCCAGCAGGGAAGTCTTGTGTAGTGGCGCCTTTTGCCCAGATGCCCGGGTCAAGCCACGCCCCACGGGCCGTAATCCACTGGTTTAAGTGGGCACGAAGGAAATAATCCTTTTTGGCAGCTGCTCGAAGTGCAGGCATCGTCACCGTGATACCCAGAGCAGGGTTCGGATAACCCCAATACTTCTCGTCACGCGGATCACACTCGGGCGGCAGGCTCCACTCGGCAAAGTACAAATCTCCCTGCTCACCGGTATCTAAAGCCTGCAACGCTTCCTCACGAACCGACAACATGTAGTCGCTGTTTGCATCGCCAGCCGTAGAAAACATCGCAAACAACGGATTCGGTTTGGCAATCATCGTCGGCAAAATTGCGGTTTCAATGACGTCGGCCTGAATGTCAAACACTTCGTCAGCAACAACCAGATCATAAGAACCACCGTGTAAACGGATAGACGCAGCTCGAATCTCCCATTTAGACCCGCCCAAAATCACCGACTTACGACCAACAACCTGACTTATCTTCGCCCCAAAAGTCTCCTTCAGAATCGGGGCAAGGTTCGCAAAAATCCCCTCGGCACGATCCAACATGTTCGCCGTAGAAAGAATGTTTACCGGACGGCCCACAACACTCGGCATAGTCGTTAAATACCAGCCAATAAGAGCCGTCAACATCACCGACTTACCTTGCTGGCGAGCCGTCGACACCAAACCACGACGATGCACAAACTC